AAATGTCTTGAACCAAAGCGTTGAGGTCACATCAATACCGTCTGTCACCATTGACGCTATTCCAAGTGATGCCAATGTTGGAATTGTAGGCAGAAGTGCCGGAGGTCTTAGTTCGCACAAGACGGTTCAGTACCCAACAGGATCAACGGCTGGTTCAGTTACAGTGAGTTCTTCGGCTTGTACGGCATATTCGATAACCGCATTTAATATGACCGCCACCCCTATATTCCTGAAGATTTACAACTCTTCAACATCGGCATCTTCAAGCGACACGCCAATACTGACGTATGTTGTTCCAGCAAACTCTCAGTTGAGTGGTGCAGGTTTCTCATTGAATGTTCCTCAAGGCATTGCTTTTAGTGCAGGTCTGACATACAGAGCATCAACTGTTCTTGATGATGACGATGGTGGGACGGCGTACCCTACATCTGGCGACTTGGTGTTAAACATCCTCTACAAGGCTTAGGTGACGCAATGCACTTTTTGTTTATGTGCCACGCAGTCGGAATGGGTGCTGGCGAATTAACGCCCTTGGCTGGAAACAGCACTTGGTATTTTTACGCTAACATAAGGGCTGTTCAGTAATGTTGTTCATGGATGTAGATTCGGCAGTGACCGTTCCTGTGAACGCAATGCCGCTGATTAGCAATTCTGACTTTAAGACTCGTCAAGAAAGCATTGCCTACAACGAATCCAACATGGACTTGGTGTGGAACTTTGCAACAACCGCAGGGGTTTTGACTCAGACTGCAGTTGTCCCCACATCGGGAGGTGTGCATGACTGGAGCCATATCGGTGAAGGAATGTACAAGCTTGCCCTTCCTTCGACTGGAGGCACAGTCAATAACGATGCGGAGGGGGTCGGTTATTTTACTGGCGAATGTGACGGGGTTTTGCCTTGGAGAGGGCCAGACGTTGTTTTTCGCGCGGGAGGACTTAACGACCTACTAATAGACGAACCCTATCAGCAAGGCACTGTAATTGGAGGAACCGGGGCTTCCGGTGGTTCTCTTTCTTACGATAGCTTGCGAAGAGAGGTTGGAAGGTTTTTAGCTATAGGGGAAGAGCCATCTCAATGGGATGGAGGAGATGTCGTAAGGGTTGATGATATCATTAGAAGAGGGATGCGGCGGTTCTACTTTCCTGAACCAAGTGTGCTAGGCGATTCGGCACTTGTCGGCCACAACTGGTCTTTCATTATTGACGACTTGTATCTCAGTCTTTCTTCGGCAGCTACATACCATACTCTTCCTGCTTCTTTCATTCGCATGGTAGGAAAGCCAACTATTGTTGGTGGCGAGTATCCTCTTGAGGAGGTTACTGAGCGAGACTTCCGTAACCTTCTAAATGTCGGGTCGGGCATCGGGAAGCCTCAGTATTACACGATAAAGAGAAGCACTCCGAGAACGAGTGATCTTGCTTACAAAGTCGGTCTTTACCCGATACCGCTTTCTGGCCTAACTCTTGAAGGCCAGTATGTGTTTGACCCTCCAGCTCCAAGTTCCAGCCAAGATCCGGTTGTAACTGCGCCTCATGTTGAGACGCTAATATCTTCAGTATTAGCAACTGCAGACGAGTCGATGAACTATGAGACTTACTCAGGGGGTGGCCACATGGAAAGATTTAAGACTTTGCTGGCATCCTCTATACTCTATGACAAGTCAATAGGGGGCCAGTAATGGTAGCTAGTCAAGTTTGGAATACGATAGATGCCGAATATGGCACATTTAACTGGCTTCGAAGAGAGGTCTGTGTGCGTCTCGGCTACAATGCCGACCACAGGCTTCTCAACCGGACGGAGCGAGCTTATGTAGACTCGCTGATCGAATCTGGCGTCATGCAGTTCTGCAATGCTGCATATCCTTCTGCCATGCAAATGGAGGATTCATTATCTGGCGAAGGTCGAGCCATTGATTCGATGCAGGTGGAGGCTACCAAGGAAGCTAAGAGAAGACCTCCGCACAACTGGTCTTTCCTTCATAAGATCCATGACATAACCACCATCAATGGCGTAAGCAATTACGAAATGCCTGATGACTTCGGTGCATGGATCGGAGAGCCAACCACCTCTCGCGCGGGCGGAAAAATAGCAATAGTTCGGGAGAATCACATCCGACAGTTGCAGACAAGCGATCCGCAGTCTGGCGGCCCGAAGTATTGCGCGACAAGACAGACTAGCATTGGTGGTACGAGGAAGCTAACTACTGAGATTGTTTTCTATCCTACTCCTGACGCAGGCGAGTTGATTCAGATTGAATACAAGTCCTTGCCCGAGGGAATGAGTGATACAAGCCAGTATCCTCCGGGTGGACGGGAACATGCCGAAACAGTTCTTGCTAGCTGCTTTTACGTTCTTTCGCAAAGAACCAGCCAAGGCATTGAAGCTGCAATAATTCATTACAGAGACAGGCTTGCCGCATCAATCATCATTGACAACTCATCTGCAAAGCCAACGTCCGATGGTATATGGGTAGATGACGATGGTAGATTCAATGCAGCTTATCTGTCCAGAATGGTGGGCCGTCATCTTGGCGCTGGGCCTAATCCTTCTGCTTGGTCTCATGGACAAGAGCAGATGATTGCTGAGTGTTTGCGCCGGGCTCAAAGAAAGGTTTACAACCCTCCTGTTCTTCCAAGCGAGAAGTATCCCCATGACTGGTCGTTCCTTCGTCCGGTATCTAGCATACGGACTAGAGGTGGGGTTTACGCTTACGACCTACCCAATGACTTCGCCCAGCTTTACGGGCCTTTGACACATGCTTCTGCCGATAGCACTCTGTATCCGTCAATACGTTTTGTTGGAGAACACATGATACGGCAGTTGTTGCAGAGGCAGGAGTCGTCAGCTAGACCTGACAGGGCTGCAGTAAGGGTTAAAGAAAAGATTGGTGATGAGCCAACTAGGTACGAACTTATTCTTTGGCCTACACCTGACGACGAGTACACTATTGAGTTCCGGTACAGGGTCAATCCTGACACTTCAGGTTACAACAGCTTGCCTGCTCTCGTTGACGCTATGGATCTTCATGGCGGAGACAGGTTTTCTGAAATGTTCTTGGAAGCAGCTTTCTTGTCCGCCGATGAGTTGATGGGTGTCAAGAGGAGTCCGCATGACGAACGATTCATTAGGGCCGTCATAAATGCTGTTGGAAGCGACAGGCTTACAAGCTCTCCAGATAGCATGGGATATAACGGCGATCCATCTATGGGGCGTTCGTTTAATGGAGATTGGCATGAGTATGACGAAAACACTGTAAGCTACAACGGAAACCTTTACTAGAGAACTAACATGGCAAACGAATTAGAAATTACCGGGACAATGAAGTACAGCAAGGGTGGCGTAAAGTCAGAGCTTGCATTGTCATCCCGAGTGAACATAAGTGGCAGTAAGGTTACTGAGTTGGTTCAAAACATTGGAACAGGTAGTGAGGCAATAGAGCTAGGCGATCTTTCTAGTCCGGGATACATAATCATCGAAAACTTGGACAGTACCAACTTTGTGACCATACAGGCTGCAGTGGATGGTACGAGTATGATTACGATACCGGCTGGTGAGTTTGCTGGCCCTGTCAAGCTTGCTTCTTCCGCACCTGCGGCCAGAGCTGACAGTGCTGCTGTAAATATACGGATCTTGGCGATTCAAGCTTAGGTTGAGTAAATGCCTGCATCTCCTATAAAGTTGCCGTTTCCGCTTGGTGGTCTTACTACCAACATGTCCTATGAGTCTGGCGATATACAAAGTACGCCGGATTGCTTGAATGTTGTCCCAGAGTCTTCTGAGGAGTCTCGAACTAGGGGCGGTTCGCGTCCGGGATTCGGCAAGAGGTACAACACTCAGCTCAGTGGCACAGCGAGGTTCTCTGTTAGAGTGTCTGGCGGTGACAATACTCGCGTTTACGAGTACATGGTTATCGGGACGCAGGACAATATTTATATTGGTCAAAGCATTGCCGACTCTTCGTCTGCTCCAATAACATACACCGAGTCTTTGTCTCCATTGTCTGGCAATCTCATAACCGAGGCCGGTGACAACATTGAGCTTGAGACAAGCACTGATGTGTTGATTGTTTTCGACTTCAATGTCGATATATCTCAGGACGGTATTGCAACTAACTACAGGGATGTCGTAATAATCGGTGGAGATGGCGACTATCTTGAAGGAAACACAAAAGTTTTCGGCAGTTCTTCTGGAGGTGAGCTGGGTACGCTTTCTTACACTTCTAGCGAAGTCAGGCTTGATGATATAAACATCACTAACTGGAATAACGAGAACATAGACGATACCGTTCATTATGTAGAAATACTTTCGGGAGCTGGCGTAACTCTAGGGACTTACCAGATTGATTCGATTGATCCTTCTGGTGGGCATATTGTTCTGGTTTCTTCGGCATCTATTGGAACTGGGTCGGTAACATATTCCATACGGGATGCGGCAAGGAGCTTAAATCCAAATACGCCTTCTATTAACGTGCTTGTGCCAACAGGAGGCTTTGTACCTCTTGCTGCGGACGAGGTAACTTCATACAGAGACAGGTTGGTCTGGGCAAAGAACAGAACATGGTACATGTCTCGACAGGGAGATCCCGGCGACTATGACTTTGGAGCAGATCCAGAAGATCCGTCCCGAGCTGTGGCAGGTACGACTGCTGGGCCGGGTGAGCCAGCCGATCCGATTATAGCAATGGCTCCCGGAGGTTACGATTATCTTGTAATGTTCTCAGAGTCGGCGGTCTGGGTGATGCGAGGCGACCCGGCTTTCGGTGGCCAGTTATATCAGGCTAGTGGTGTGGCTGGATGTATTGCAAGAGACGCTTGGTGTTACGGAGACAGCACAGAGATTTATTTCCTCGGAAAAGACGGGCTTTACATGATGGAGCCCAACGCCGGTGCGATACGGCCTTTGTCTCAAGGCAAATTGCCTCGCAGTCTCAGGGGTGTTGATAGGGATAACTTCAACGTATGTCTTGTTTACGACCCTGAAGATAAGGGTGTTCTTGTCTTTATTGTTCCTGTTTCTGGCTCCGAAGGAACTCACTACTATTACGATATAGGAACCAGCTCGTTCTGGCCTCTAAAGATTACGGTAAATTCACAGCAACCAAAGTTTGCAACAACATTCGGTGGATCGCCTGCTCGACCAAGAAGGGCAGTTATCGTTTCAAGAGATGGTTATGTTCGAGAGTTTGGTTCTCTAGCGGGAGATGACGGGTCTGCGATTTCGAGCAGTGTAATACTAGGGCCGTATCAGGTAAATGAATCTGGTGTAGATGCAATACTTTCTGAGTTGGTTGCAGTTGTTGATGAGCAATCGCAATCTGTTCGATTTGATGTGTATGGTGGAAACACAGCCGAGGAGGCGACAGCCAATGCGAAGGGTTCTATAACAACTGGCGGTCATTACGGATTCTCTCTGGCTGGCGGTGGACGTTCGTACTCTTCTAGGCCAAGGCTTAGGTGCAATGCGTTCTGCGTAAAGATTCAAGCTTCTGGGCCTTGGGCTTTTGAAAGCCTTTCAGGTATGATTGCTCCCGCAGGAAAGTACAGGAGGCATTAGATATGTCAATTTCGAAAAAAGTTGGCAGGATCGACAAGCCGTATCGCGCTCCTCCTGAGAAGGGAACTGTCGAGGACTTGAGAAGAGCTTTAGACAGGACAAACGAAAGGATTGATGCGCTGAACAGGCGACTCAATTACATAGAACAGCTTTTAGACGACAACTCGATTTGGGTTGACCCATAGGTGTGTAAATGGCAAACGTAAAGATATCCGCGCTCCCGGCAGTTACAACTCTTGCAGGGACAGACGTACTGCCTTGTGTAAAGGATGTTTCCGGTACTGACACAACTAGCCGCATTAGTGTGTCGGACTTGGCTAACGCCATTGGTACTGGCAACACTCTTGTTTCTAATTCAAGTTACACAGCTTCTCCAGTAAGCTCGGATTACATACAGTTTTCTGACACAACTGGAATATATGCAGGTCAAACACTCAGACTACAGCAGAACGCTACGACATACCACTTGGTGACAAGTCTTGGGGCCTCGAATGAAGTTTACCTTTCTGGGCCACCACTAGAAGTTGGTGTTCCAATAGTTAATGACTCTTTGTTTATCATTGATTATCAAAGAAATGTTGCCGCAGACATTGTGTTTTCTGGTGCATACGCTATTGGAGGTGCAACAGACAATTTGATATCAAGAGAGACTAGAAGTGGTTTTAGATGGCATGGCCCTCCTTCTCGTCTTTTATATGTTGCTGCAAGGACTAACGCAGATGATTCGCAGTCAACCAAGGCAACACTAAATGTATCAATCAATGGTACTACCGGAAGCTTGACTAGCGTTATAACACTGAGTGGCACTTCTTGGGTTGGGACGGCGAACGGAAACATTCCAGTATCCAATGCAAGCGTAAGTTTTGGGCAGGATATTGAAGTTCAGCTAAAGAACGCAGGCGGTGATGGCGATGGCCGGGATTTAATAGTTTCTCTTGTGTTCCTTCTGGAGGAGTAGGATGCTTGGAGGGTATAGAAGAGACCACAAGATGGGTGCAACTGCACTTATCTACACTGCAAAAGACAGCCCTCGTCTAGGTGGGTACAGGTTCGACTCGTCCCTCTCTGGTTCGAGCGACGACCCTTGGGTAGAGAAGTATACTGTTAGCGACCTTCCTTCGTTTGAGGCGGAAGGTGGTAGCGGTGTTGACTATGGAACCGCTGCTTCTGCTGGGCCTTACCAAAAGTTGTTCACTGGAGGTAAGAACTCAACAAGTATGGATATTTACTCTTACAGCCTTCATGACGGAATATACGGCAAAACGCAGAGCGGTGTTACAGACAACTTTACCGATGTCACCAACATCGCTTTTACGCAAGACAAGAAGTATATCGTAGTCGCGAGCAAGTCTAAAATAGGGATGTATGAGCATAGTGATTCAGGATTAGGCACTCAGCAGTGGCTTGTGAATACACCTCAAGGCTCAAACTTTTCATCTCCTTACCAGTGCGATGCAATGATACTTGCAAAGCGAACTCCATATCCTTCTCAGGGATCGGATGAGTTCATTGTCACCATGATGAACTTTTTCGGAAACACTGCATGTGTCACATACGATTTGAGCGGAAATGTAATTGACACGCTAGACTTGTCAGGGTCGGGAGGCGCCGCTCCGGTGATGGTGAACAGCTTTAAGCCACC